GGTGCCGCAGAAGTTGTAAAAGACTTTAATAGCGGCACTCTTACCCTCGGTGTTGATGACATTGGCCCAACTGTCGCAGCAGATCTGACCGGCGCATCCACTGATGACAATGGCGTGCTAATCTCCGCCAGCGAGAATGTGGGTACACCTGTAGCAGTAGGTTTTCGTGCCCAAAAGGCCAACGGCACATACCGATACTTCTGGCTCTATCGCGTGAAGTTCGGTCTGCCTGCAACAAACCTGCAGACAAAGGCAGATTCCATAACCTTCTCTACACCGACCATCGAAGGAACGGTCATGCGCAGGAACAAACTCGATGGTATGGGTAAGCACCCATGGAAAGCGGAGGTCACTGAAGGTGACGCAAGTGTTTCATCGTCTACAATCACCGGTTGGTTTACTGAAGTTTACGAGCCGGTCTACACGCCAGGGCCTTAGGAGGATTAAACTATGGAAAATGAAAGAAGCGCCGTAATCAGCATAGGCGGTAAAGACTATGAACTGGTTCTGACCACACGTGCGACAAAAGCGATTGCCGGTCGTTACGGCGGCCTTGAAAACCTCGGAGAAAAACTGATGAAATCTGAGAACTTCGAAATGGCTCTTGATGAGATTGTTTGGCTGATTACGCTACTGGCAAACCAGTCAATCTTAATACGAAACCTTAAGAATAAGAACGCACCGGAGGAACTTCTCACTGAGGAGGAAGTAGAACTTCTCACTTCACCGCTTGACTTGGCGGCATATAAAAACGCTATTACAGAGGCGATGTTTAAAGGCACAAAGCGCGATGTGGAGAGCGAGGAAGAAACCCCAAAAAACGCGGAAGTCGGGTAGACGGACAGCGTCAGATTCCTGACGCTGAAGTCTTTACCCGGCTTCTTTATTATGGAACAGTTCAGATGGGCATGGACGCAGAGGAATTCTGGCTTATGCCTATCGGACTGTTTTTTGATTTATGGGCTTGCCACAAGCAGTGGCACGGCATTGAAAAGCCTAGAAAACCCGAACGATTGACGATATTATCCCGCCGGGTATTTAGGAGGAGGTGAAGGCATGGCAGACAATTTTGGCTTAAAAAGAAAAACTCGGCGGCGTGCTTAAAGGCATCGGTGTTGCGATGGGAACTGTTGCCGTTGCTGCCGGGGCTGCTGCTATCAAATTGGGTAAAGAGGTTGTACAGCAATTCGGTGAGCTGGAACAAAACCTCGGTGGCTCCGAGGCTGTGTTCGGTGCATATGCTGCGTCAATTCAGAAAACAGGTGAAGAAGCATATAAAAACCTTGGTGTCTCCCAAAGCGAGTATCTTGCGACTGCCAATAAAATGGGAGCACTCGTGCAGGCTCTGCCAGAAATTATTGACACTATCGTGGAGGCCATTCCTCAAATTATTGATGGCCTGTTGACTGCTATTCTCGGCTCGATACCACAGTTGGTGCAAGCAGGAATTGACCTCTTAGTGGCTCTGATTCAAAATTTACCGCTCATAATTACTACAATTGTGGCAGCAATTCCGCAGATCATCACCTCGCTGGTTAATGCCATTGTTGGTAATATCGATAAGATCATTTTAGCGGGTGTTCAACTGTTTGTGGCTCTTATTGCCAATCTACCTACAATCATTATTGAGGTGGTCAAGGCTGTACCGCAGATTATAGCAGGATTGGTAACTGCCATTATTGAAAGCGTACCTGAACTGGCTAAAGCCGGACTTGATCTGATTAAAGGCTTATGGCAGGGTATTTCAGACGCAGGTGCGTGGCTCTGGGAAAAGATATCCGGGTTTTTCGGCAATGTGGTATCGAAAATCAAGAACTTCTTCGGCATCAAATCCCCTTCAGCTCTGTTTGCCGGAATTGGCCAAAACATGGGTGAAGGCATCGGTGTGGGTTTTGAAGATGCAATGGCAGCAGTTTCAAGAGATATGCAAAATGCGATACCCACAAACTTCGATTTGAATTATAGAGGTTTGTCGGGACAAGGTAGTGCTGCCGGCACAAACATTACTCAAAATCTCTCTGTGGTTACGCCAAAAGCTCTATCCGAAAAAGAACTGGCTCGGGAGTTTAAAAACCTCTCCCGCAAGCTGGCACTGGAATATTAAAAGGGGGTCTGACAGTGCAACTTACTTATATTAACGCGGATGGCCGGAGCATCACGCTCAAACAAAGCCGCCCGTATTTTCTTACCAAGATTGACGGCACAGGCAACATACGTCAGACCGTTAACACTTTCAAGGCACCGGATCAGGACGGTGCTTTTTATATATCCTCCACACTTGATATGCGCAACATCATATTGGAAGGCAGAGTTCTAGAAAATACACCTGACGAGGCCTATGCTTTGAGGCAACGATTCCTTCATATATTTAGCCCCAAACTGAATGGAACGCTCATCTACCGTAATAGGCAAATTGCCTGCGTTGTAGAGGAAGTGGGTTTTACTGTTTCCACAAGGCAGCGGATACCTAACTTTTTTGTCAGTCTCCTTTGCCCCTCTCCCTTCTTTGAGACGCTGGATGAAGTGCGTGAGGAACTGGCATCTTGGATACCGCTGTTCGAGTTTGAACTGGAGATACCTGAAATCGGTATGGAGTTTGGAATGCGCCAACCCAGTCAGATCATCACGGTAGACAACATCGGCGATGTTTCCTGTGGCTGTGAGATTGTGTTCCAAGCACTGGGAACGGTGACCAATCCGGAACTACTAAACATTGATACCGGTGAATACATCCGACTTCTCACGACGATGAATGCCGGAGATGAACTTCGTGTATATACCCATTTTGCCGGTAAGCGGGTGGTTAGCGTTAACGGCTCTGTGGTAACGAATGCTTTTTCCTTACTGGACACCGACTCGGTATTTTTCCAGCTTGCAGCAGGCATTAACACTTTGCGCTACGATGCTTTGGTCAATATGGAACTGCTGGAAGTAAGCATTTATTATCGACCGCAATTTTGGGGGTGTGAGTATGCAGTTATATATCTACAATCCAAACCGGGAGCTTGCGGGTATTGTTGAATCTTTCGAATATCTGCGTTGGACTCGGCGTTACTCCCATTGTGGATCATTTGAGTTAAAGGCCATAGCAACACCGGAGAACACTGCACTCTTAAAAGAAGGAAATATCATTTGGAAGAACGATGACGATGAAGCCGGTATTATTGAGCATCTGAAACTTTCTCAGACCGAGCAGGAATTTATCACTGCGAGTGGTCGCTTTGCAACATCCTTTCTCTCCCGCCGCATTTTATGGCAAACTGAGAAGTTATCCGGCGATCTTTCTGCCTGTGTTCTGCAGCTTATAAATAATAATCTCATCAGCCCTGCCGATGCGGCTCGGGAAATTAACGGTATAGCCTTTTCATCTCCAAACTTAGGTGTTCCCGTTAGTACCCAAATATCATACCGAAATCTTATGGATGCGGTGACGGAACTTTGTGCTGCTTCGGCTATTGGCCTAAAGACTGTGTTCACTCCGGCCACAGGCATCTTTACAGTGACCCTGTATAACGGGGGCAATTCACAGGCGGTGTTCTCTAAGGAGTACGAGAATCTGACTGAACAGATATACACAGAGAGCGCAACGGATTACGCCAACACCGCCCTCATTGGCGGCGAAGGTGAAGGTGCAGAACGGACTTTTGTCGCCATAACAAGCGGTTCCGGGGAGACCCGCCGTGAAATATTCGTTGATGCTAAAGACCTACGGGCTGAGGATTTCGGAACAGATTACATTGATACTTTGACTTTTAGAGGTCAGAGCAAGCTTAATGAGCAGGCAATACGATATTCGTTTGACACATCGGTAAACCCTCACGGCAATCTGACATACAAAATAGACTTCGATCTTGGGCAAACAGTCAAAGTCATCTCCAAAGCATGGGGTGTTTCTATGACTACGCGAATAACTGAGATCGAAGAAAACTATGATGCGGACGGTCAGAGCATAAGTGTGGTGTTCGGAAAGTCTGAGCTCACAATAACACAAAAAATTCGCTCCGCTGACAACGGCAAACGGAAGCAATCCTCGTATTGACCGGATTGTTGTCCGATTAAGTCAGATCAGCCGAAGTATTCAGATTGCTGTTGTCGACGGGACGCCCGCTGCAACACCTGTGGCTCCGGCTCTGACAAGAACCAGCGATGTCTATGAACTCGGAATTGCGGACGTGCTTGTACCGACAGCAGCCACATCGATAGTTCCAAATAACATCACGGATACTCGCATGAACACCAACCTTTGCGGTTTGGTGAACTCGCTGGTATCGGCAGTTTATGAATAGGAGGTGAATCACCGTGGCGGATATTAATGGTGTAACTCTACAAGCAGGCACCGCTCCTACTGTTATCTACACTATTACCTATACCAAGAGTCGCCCGAATAATAACCAGATGACCTATAACTTCACCATTTCCGCTGCCTTAGGTTCATCGGGCTCCTTCATCCACAACGGTTACGCTCTGCTTTGCACCATGACTGTAAACGGTGTATCTTCACAGGTGCGTATAAAGACGGTGGACGGCGACAACTGGGACGGAACTACACCAAGGCTTAGATATGTTTCTGTGACCTGTCCCTCCACTACAGGAAACACTGAGCAAGGCGTACGATTTCGTGTCGTATCAGACGGCAGACTAACCCTCACCTCCGGGGTCATCGACACCTCAAGCTATACGGTCTTAAGTTCACCACTCTTGACAACAGCCTGTGGTGCTCCAACTTCTTGTTCGGTCAGTCCCGTACTCGCAGAGGGTGGGGTTACTCTTTCATGGAGCGGGGCATCCAGCGGTATAAGTAATACGGTATTAAGCTATGAGATCCAATACAGCGAATCCACCGATAACTTCACATGGGGAGCATGGATGCCTTTGACTACAGTTTCAACCACAGCGACGAGTGGTAGCGTGGCTACATCGCCTCCATCAACAAGAGGAAATTACCGGAGATTTCAAGTACGGACACGTGGCACAGCAGGTGCAAGTTATTACTCCGGATGGAAAGTATCAACGAACTCCGTCAGAAGAAATACAGCTCCGAAGGCACCAACGACGGCTGTTGCATCCCCAGCAGCATATAGCGACGAGACCATTACGCTTACTTGGAGTGGAGCATCTGGCGGCACCAGTCCGGTGAAGGGGTACCAGATTGCCAGACGGACATCCTCGGATAACAGCACATGGAGTGCATGGAACGTGCTGACCACACTGACTTTGGCCGCAAGCGGAGGTAGTTATAATCCAAATGTATCAAGGGTTCCGGGAATATATACTCAATTTGGCATTTGGACAATAGATACATTTGACGTTTATTCGGTGGAGAAAATCAGTAACAGTATCTTTTGCGATATCACTGCTTGTGGAGCACCGACCGTTTGCACGGTAAGCGCAACATTATCCGAAGGAAATGTTACTCTCTCGTGGAGCGGAGCATCCGGCGGTGCAGAAAATGCTATCACATCTTATGAAATTCAGTATAGTGATTCAACGGATAACAGCGACTGGGGCGATTGGATAGCACTGACTACAGTAAGCACTTCTGCAACAAGTAGTATCTTAAGTGTCAGCCCACCGTCAACACGTGGGAATTATCGCCGTTTTCGTATAAGAACTCGGGGTGCTGCCGGTGAAAGTTTCTACTCTGACTGGACTGTATCAAGCAACACTGTCCGCAGAAATACACTGCCTACCCCGCCTACTTCTTTTACCGCCACTCCCACTATTTACGAATCAGCCACTGTTACTCTTTCATGGAGTGGAACGATACCCGGAACCAGTGCTATCAAGCAATATGTCATTCAGCGTTCAACTTCAACGGACGGAATTAACTGGTCAGCATACGAAGCTCTGACTATCGTTGTTTCAAATGCCACCTCAGGGACATATATAACGAGCGCTTCTCAGATAGCAGGAACATATACCCGCTACCGCATCAGTGTAACCGATACACTGGATGCAGTCTCCGGCTATGTTGTAAGCGGCAATGTAAAGAAAAACAGTCCGCCGACTGCTCCGGCAATTGTATGCCCGGTATCCGGCAGTTCCGGTTACAATACCACTCCAAGGTTTATGATAACTACGGGAATTGAACCGGACGGTCAGACACAGATTGTGGAAGTTAAAATCGATGCAGAGGCTTGGGTTAACAGCGTAGACAATCCTGAGATGTTTTCCGTAAGCGGCTATCTGGACAATGGTGTCAAAACGGTGTATCAAGCACCCGCGCTGACCATTGGAACCCATACTGTGACCGTCCGCTGTCTTGATAGCGACATCGGGTCATCAAGCCCGGAGGTTGTACGTACTTTCACTGTGTTGCCATCCCCATTTGAGACGATAACCGCGAACGAAACACATGTGAAGACAGATCATATTAAGACGCTCCGAAACGCTGTAAATACGATACGCAGCTATTACAACCTGCCATC